GAACCAGATAAAATAGTAGCAGCTTGGTGTGGTAGATATGATGATATAAACAAAACTCACAGAATGTTAGAGCATATTATTGAAATGTATAATGCATGGACAATAATAGAGAATAACATTTCCTTGTTTATTCAGTACATGATATCTAGAAAAAAACAAAGATATCTAGTACCTAAAAGCCAGATTATGTTTTTAAAAGATTTAGGGTCTAATAACAATGTATTTCAGGAATATGGTTGGAAGAATACAGGTACTTTGTTTAAGTCACACTTATTAAGTTATGCTATTGAATATACCAAAGAAGAATTAGATCAAGAACTAAAACCTGATGGCACTGTTGTAAGAACAAAATATGGTATTGAAAGAATACCAGATATTATGTTAATCAAAGAAATGTTTGCTTATGCAGATGGAGTCAACGTGGATAGACTTGTATCATTCTGTGCACTTGTTGCTTTCATGAAAATACAACACTCAAATAGAGGTTTTACTAAGCGCGTAATCAAGGATGAAGCAGCCAAAAACTTGGATAATTCAAAAAATTTGTATAAATTAAGTAATAGTCCCTTCAGACATATTGGAGGTAACGGAAACCATTTAGGAGGTAAAGTAACCAGATCTCCTTTTAAAAATTTTAGATAGTTATGCAAGTATATAATGCAATGCAACTTAAAAAGGGAGCTAAGGCTTCTCATAACAGGATGGGTAGTATTACTCAACCATTACAATTTATTCCTAAAAAAGAAAAAGATGAAGAGTGGGCAGCTTGGAATCTTGACTGGTTAGAGTGGAACGGATTAAAACAAATCCGTAGAAATGCGCGCAGACTTATGAAGAATTATAAGCTTGCAAAAGGTATTATAGATAAGTCAGATTATATAGTTGAAGAAGACAATGAAATGAAAGATATTGTTGAGACTTTGACAAAAGAAGACTGGTCTGCATTAGAGTTAAAATTCTATCCTATTATTCCAAATGTTATTAATGTTCTTGTAGCTGAATTTGCTAAAAGATCTACTAAACTTACTTATAGAGCTATAGATGAATTCTCATATAATGAGATGATGGAGCAAAAAAGAAAAATGGTAGAAGACACATTAATGACAGATGCAAGTAATAAAATAAAAGCTGCATTATTAGAACAAGGTCTTGATCCAAATTCTCCAGAAGCACAACAACAGCTTGCGCCTGAAACTATAAAATCATTACCTGAGATTGAGATGTTCTTTAAGAAAGATTATAGATCTCTTGTAGAACAGTGGGCTTCTCATCAACACAAAGTTGATATAGAAAGATTCCGTATGGAAGAACTAGAAGAAAGAGGATTCCGTGATATGCTTATTACAGATAGAGAGTTCTGGCACTTTAGAATGATGGAGGATGATTATGATGTAGAATTATGGAACCCTCCTGTAACTTTTTATCATAAGTCTCCGGATGCTAGATATATTTCTCAAGGTAACTGGGTAGGAAAAGTGGATATGCTCACAGTAGCTGATGTAATTGATAAGTACGGATACCTTCTTACAGAAGAACAACATGAAGCATTAGAAGCAATATACCCAATTAGATCTGCAGGTTATACTATAGGTGGACAAAATGATGGTACATTCTATGATGCTACTAAATCACATGAATGGAATACTAATATGCCGTCATTAGCTTACAGACAATATACATCAATGATGGCAGGTTCTGTTTATGATGGAGGAGATATAATAAATCAAATCTTATCAGAAGGTGAAGATTATTATGATCAAGGTACTGCATACTTATTGAGGGTAACTACAGGTTATTGGAAGTCTCAAAGAAAAGTAGGACACTTGACTAAAATAAAAGATAATGGTGAAGTTATTAATGAAATAGTAACTGAAGATTATAAAGTAACTGATAATCCAATTTATGATACAAGATTATTTAAAAACAAAACTAAAGATAATCTTGTATATGGAGAGCACATTGATTGGATCTGGATTAATGAAGTTTGGGGTGGTGTAAAAATTGGTCCAAATATTCCATCATTCTGGGGTATGAATAATCCTGGAGGTTTTTCTCCAATTTATATTGGTGTAGATAAGAATCATATTGGTCCATTAAGATTTCAATTTAAAGGTGATAATAGTTTATATGGTTGTAAGCTTCCTGTAGAAGGAGCTGTATTCTCTGATAGAAATACTAAGTCAACTGCATTAATAGATTTAATGAAGCCATATCAGATTGGATATAATATTGTAAATAATCAAATAGCTGATATCTTAGTTGATGAATTAGGAACGGTAATCTTACTTGATCAAAATGCTTTACCAAGACACTCTATGGGTGAAGACTGGGGTAAAAACAATTTATCAAAAGCATATGTGGCAATGAAGAATTTCCAAATGCTACCTCTTGATACGTCTATTACTAATACAGAAAACCCACTAAGCTTTCAACATTTCCAGAAACTAGACCTTGAACAAACAAACAGATTAATGTCTAGAATTAAATTAGCAGAGCACTTTAAACAACAAGCATATGATGTAATTGGTATTAACCCACAAAGAATGGGTCAACAATTATCTCAAATGACTGCTACTGGTGTTGAGCAAGCTGCATCAGCATCTTATGCACAAACAGAAGTATATTTTATTCAGCACTGTGATTATTTAATGCCTCGCGTGCATACAATGAGAACAGACCTTGCACAATACTACCATTCAACAAAGCCATCCGCAAGACTTTCCTACATGACATCTCAAGATGAAAATGTAAATTTTGAAATAAATGGAACAGACTTATTGATGAGAGAACTAAATATATTCTGTAGTACAACAGCAAACCATAGAGCAGTGCTTGAACAGTTAAAACAATTAGCAATGACTAATAACACTACTGGTGCTACTATATATGATTTAGGAAAACTAATGCAAGCAGATACAGTATCTGAGGTTAATAATACTCTTAAAGCTGCTGAAGAAAAAATGCAAAAACAAAAACAGCAAGAACAGCAGCAACAACAAGAAATGCAACAGCAACAACTTGAGTCTCAAGAAAGACAAAAGAAAATGGAGCTTGATGCTCAAGAATTAAGAGATGAAAAAAATAGACAAAAAGATATCCTTATTGCAGAGATTAGATCAGCAGGAATGGGTTCAATGGTAGATTTAAATCAAAACATGCAATCTGACTATTTAGATGCTATGAGAGACATAAAAGATTCTGAACAGTTTCAAGATCAAATGAATTTACAAAGAGAAAAAGAAACTAATAGAATAAATAATGATTCTCAAAAAAATCAAATTGAAAGAGAAAAATTACAAGTTCAAAGAGAAATTGCCAATAAGCAATTAGAGATAGCAAGAGAAAATAAAAATAAATTTGATAAAAAAGATTAGTGTTAGCTATATAGTGCCCTAAAATTTTTAGGGCTCTTTAAATTTTTCAAGTTTATTGTGTATATTAAATTATAAACTAAAACCAACACAGATGAATACTAATGAACCAACTAATGTTGTTGATGAAATTCAAGACAACACAACAGTTGAACAAGTTGATGTAAACATTGATGAACTTTTTGGTAATCCAGGAGCTGCAAACATCATGACACCGGAAGATGCTACAGCAGAAGAAAAACCAAAAACAATGTTCTCAAAGGAAAACATTGACACTTCGTTCCTTGACAACAAACCTGCAACAGCTGCAGAAAAAGCTGAAGCAGCTGAAATTAAAGCAGAGGTAGAAGAAACAATTGCTGAGTTAGATAATCTTATTTCTCAAAATGAAGAAGCTGGTACTAAAAATGGAAGACCTAAAGTAGATAAAGATGGTCTTTATGATCTAGCGCAAAAAATGATTGAGGAAGGTACTTTAATTCCTTTTGATGATGACAAACCATTAGAAGAGTATTCTACTAAAGACTTTAGAGAATTGTTTGAAGCAAATTTTCAAGAGAGAGAAAATACTGTAAAGCAAAATGTACCTAAAGAATTTTTTAATGCTCTTCCTGAAGAACTTCAAATTGCTGCTAAGTATGTAGCTGATGGTGGACAAGATTTAAAAGGTCTTTTTAGAACTCTTGCACATGTAGAAGAGATTATTGATTTAGACCCTTCTAATGAAGTTGACCAAGAAGAAATTGCTAGACAATACTTATGGGCTACTAACTTTGGAACTGCTGAAGAAATTGAAGCTGAAATTCAAGACTGGGCTGATATGAATAAGCTTGAACAAAAAGCTAATCAGTTTAAACCTAAGTTAGATAGAATGCAAGAAGAAATTGTTGCAAGACAATTAGCAGAACAAGAACATAAAAAAGAACAACAACAAAGACAAGCTAGAGCTTATACTGATAGTGTTTATAACACATTAGCAGCTGGTGAAATTGGTGGTGTAAAACTTGACAAGAAAACACAAAGTATTCTTTACTCAGGATTAGTACAACCTAACTATCCTTCTATATCAGGTAAGAATACAAACTTGTTAGGACACTTGCTTGAGAAGTATCAGTTTGTTGAACCCAATCATGGTTTAATTGCTGAAGCACTTTGGTTATTACAAGATCCAGATGGATACAGAAATAAAATTAAAGAACAAGGTTCTAAAGCTACTGTAGAAAAAACAGTAAGAAGCTTAAAAACTGAAGAGTCTAGAAAATTATCTAGTTCTTCAACAAACACTGGTGCAGCAGATACTAAATCAGCTAAACCACAAAGAACAATACAACGTAATTCTAATATATTTAGAAGAACATTTTAATTAGTAACTAATAAATAAATATAATAAATGGCAACTCCAGTTTTAAACAATGGTATATTCCTGCGTGATACTGCATATAATGCAAGCTCACACATTGATTCATACCACTTAGTAAACATGTTGAAAGATGCTCAACCAATGGATTTAGGTCCGGTTGACTTATGGGCTATGGCTCAAAAAGTAGAAATGCCTTTGTACCAGATGTCTTCTTTCGGTGGAAAGAATGTAATCATGGTTGACAATGCAAGAGGTGAGTATAGATGGCAGACTCCTGTATCTATTGATCTTCCATACATTGTTGAGGACATTGAACCAGACAATGAATTTAAAGGAATTGAGGGATCAACTTTCAGAGTAAAATTAAGCAGACGTGAGTTTGGACACGGTGATATGTTCACCTATGACAAATACAACGGTGTTGAACTTTACGTTACAGCTGAAGATATCTTACCTGTAGGTGATGGATTTATCTATACTGTACAGTTAGTAAACAATGATAACTTCAAGTATTTAGACAACAAGTACTTAGCTAATGGTACTAAAGTTTTCCGTAAAGGTTCTGCGCGTGGTGAGTATGGTGAAAGATTTTCTGACATCCAAACTAGAGCAGGATTCCGTGAATTCTACAATTATGTAGGTGGAGCTGAAGCTCATGTTCACTACTCTATTTCTTCTAGAGCAGATTTAATGATCAAAGGAGGTATGAATGCAGATG